AGATGGTTTGTTTTCTAACCATCTTTCTTGGGATATATGTAACTTCTACCCCAAATATTTTTAACTGCTCATTGATAAGATCCTGAACAAGATTTTGTTCAGATCTAGAACCTTGTAGAAAGAAGGGATTTAACGCCATTATCCAATAAAGTCGAGGGGTGGTAATTCAAAGTCCATAGACATTCTGGACATCAACGCTTCGATTTCTCTCTCGCCATCATCATATATTTGTCTTCCGTTTAGTTCAATTCCACCAGGAAGTTTGACTCCACCAAATTTGATGAGGTTTGCTCCCCACTGTCTCTTAATCAGAGCAGTAAGATATTTCTTGATGAAACTATCATTATAAACTTGACTGAATGATTCTGGATCTAAAGCACGATAACATTCAATGATAATAAAATCACCTACTGTTTGTGCTCCCCAGTCAATGTCCAAATATAATCTATCCGATCTTTTGTTGAATCTTATCTGCTTATCCGTTGTCAACAAACGATCAATATCTTCAAGATATGTCTTTGTCATTGCATATTGCAAAAGTTCAACTGAATTGAAGTAATACAAATCATTCAAAAACAGTTGATATTTAATACTAAACATTCCTCCTGAAATGCTGCTAGTATCAAACTTAAATATTTTTTCAATTCCAACTACAGAGTCTGGAACTTGAATAAAATTTGAGGTTTCATAGAAATTTGATGTTGTAGTTCCATATCCACTAATTGATGTAGATGTGGCACTTGTAGTTACAATTCCAACTCCTGTGGTTCCCTTTGCTTCTCCTCTATTTTTATCTTCTTGAGTAATTTTGTACTTCAGGTACATTCTTTCGACACCATCATAGTGTCTTTCCTGATAAAATTGCAAAGCATCATCAACCAAATCATCAACTTGGTCATCATCTACGTTTATTTCAAGTACTGGAGCACCCAAACGTCTGAAACAATAATCAATCAGTCCTTGGCGTGTTGATGGTTTTGCCATTTAGAATTCCTCAGCATCTACAACCGTCTTTGGTTGTGGTTTTTTTCTTGTTGTTTTACCTTGTGCCTCTTCAAGTCTCTGATTTGCAACAATCAATTTTGCTTCCAAGGCGATAATCTGAGAGAGCATATCAGCAGATTTTTGTTGATATACCGTTAATAAAGCTCTGTAGTCAATTTCATTCATAATCGAATATAAAAAAAGGTGGGAGTTACCCCACCTGTATTTATAAGTTATTTGAAAGTTATCAGGTGAATGTTCCGCCGTCAATCGTGATATTCTCAAGATTTCTTGTGCTACCAGTACAAGAAATAACCTGGGAAGCACCTGCACAGTCGTTGACGTAAAGTTCTTTAATTTCGATTCCAGAGTAACCTGTGTTGGCAGTTGCACTCAATACACTGTTGGTTTCTGATACATCAGATCCAAATACAATTCTTGATACCGAATCATCCCAGAATACTGCTGCTTTCTTGGCGGCAGATCCAGTGTGATAGTGGAAGAGAATACCAACGTCAATGTTTGCATCAGTAGTAGGTGCAACCAGATCACCACCACTGTTAACAAGACCAACTTCAATCAGAGAGTCTTCAACTTTCAGGGTCTCTGTATTGACAATTGTTTGTGCACCAGTTACAACCAGATCACCTTGAACTGTCAAAGTAGACGCAACTGCAACATTTCCCGTAGTATCGGAAATGGTCATTGCAGTAGCACCATTTCTTGATTCAATGGTGGTTACTTCAATGGTTGGAACATCCAGTTCAGTCGTGATGTTGACTGTATTTGGAAGTCCAATTGTAATGGTCTGGTTTGATGCTGAAGTTTCAATCTCGTTAGAAGTACCAGAGATAGTCAGTGACTGAGAATCGAGATCAACAGCACCAGTTCCAGAATCACCAGCGAAGTCAAGATCTTGTGCAGTTACTTGAGAGTCAACATATGCCTTGATAGACTGTTGAGTTGCCAGTGCAGTTGCACTATCTGATGCCAGGGTATCTTCATCAAGAATGGTAGTGATACCAACCAAAGTTTGTCCAGGAAGACCAACTTCAAGTTGCTTGATTGTAGCAATGCCACTTACTGATGCATTGCCAGTTACAACAAGACCAGTTCCACCAGTGTGGGTCAGAAGTGCACTATCCTCAAGAGCACCGCTTGTGCCAGCAAGAACAACTCTTCCAGCAGTCAGATCACTAACAGTTGCAGAAGATAAAACTGATTCTCCACCAGAAATGTTAGCGCCACCATCAACATCCAGGTCTGATGTGATTTGAGCGTTTCCTGTGACAGTCAACTTAGTTCCGTTGAATGTCAGGTTTCCACTATCCTCAAGAGCACCACTTGTACCAGCAAGAACAACTCTTCCAGCAGTCAAGTCTTCGACAGTTGCAGAAGATAATGTTGACTCTCCACCACTAACATCCAATCCTCCACGGAGAATTGCTGCGTGGTTGCTGTTTACTACGTTGGAGTTTGTTGCCAACGAGTTACCCATAAATCCATGGGAACTACATTGATAATGAAGAACTACAGGTGTAGTATCAAGAACTTCAATCTCTGTATATGCACCAGCATTACCAGGAGTTCCGTTTGTTGTGACACTAGTAGTCCATTCAGTAGTCTTATCAGACTCAAGATAGAATCTCAGTGGGTGACCACTGTTCGATGCTGCAGACTGGTCAAATCTATAAGATAGACCAGGTAACAGAGTCAGGAATGGAGATTCGGATCCATCAATGAAGTATGCACTACTAGATCCTGAACCTTTATATCTGTGAGCGTCTGTCTTGGATGCAACAGTAACTGCATAGTCAACTCTTGTTGAACTTGCAGTACCTACAAGACCCTCATATCCATTGATTTGACCACCAACAAAGAGATCTCTCCATTGCTTAGCAAATTCGCCAAGATCATAAGTCTTGGTTGCGTTAGGAACAAGACTTGAGATGAACTCACCAGCTACGTTAATGTCGTCAGTATCAGCATCACCAAGGTTGATTGTTCCACTTTGGAACGTTACTGTACCTACGAAAGTCGAAATGCCCGAAACAAAGAAGTCACTGGTGACAGATGCTGCAGCACCAACTGTCAGATTCTTGGCGATACCTACACCACCATCAATCTGTAAAGCACCGGTATTTACATTACCAATAGTGTTGTCTGTGGTATTGGTAACTGTAGTCAGACCAGAAAATTCAGCATCCGCTTCAACATCAAGCGAACCTTGAATTGTCGTAACACCAGTGAGAACAGAGTTTGCAGAACCAGCACCCCACGTCAAGACGCCAGATCCGTTATTTGTTAAAACAGAATTTGCGTTACCCTGAGCACTTGGTAGAGTGTAAGTTAGGTCTGCTGCTAAAGAAGCAGGTGCTTGAATAAGGGTTTTGTTAGTTCCGTTATCGGTAGCTTCAAAGAAATATACTCCACTACCTGTGGTAGCAGTTTCAGTACTCCAGAATCTTCCACTGCCTACGAATTTATTGCCGTCACTGCTTCCAAGATATAGATCGTATTTATCAGTAGTAAAACCTGGTTCTCCTACAGCCAATGAGGGAAGCTCTACTAGCTTACCTCTTTTAAACTTTAATACTGGAGCAGCCATTTTCTAGTCTTTACCTTTAATTGTATTTATCAAAACTAAAGGTTATTACTTTAGTCTCATAATTATCAATTAGAAAGAACCATAATCAATTGTATCGTCATCAACTGTATCTGCCAGATCCATAATCTGAGAAGCATCTACGTGTATATAATCGCTACCGTCATACATTAAGAATGTATTTGTAGCTCTGCCTGAAGAAGAAACATCGCTTGCAATTGCTTCCAATGTTCCTGCTGCTGATGCAGCAACGTTTGATGCTACAACTTTAGTTGCATTAGTCTGACCAACTCTAACAACAATAGAGTTATTGCTTGATCTAACTTTGATGTTTGCCATTACTGAGTAACTCCTTTGGTGACCATTACAGATCCTTCTAGAACTCTACTCATAACATTTGATGTGTCTGTTAAGACAACATCATACATATATCTACCTTCTTTCAAACTGGCAGTTGTGGTTGTTGATAAACCCAACTGAATTTGACCATTAGAAGCACTATAAATTGATGCAGTAAAAGTTGTCACCCCACTAGAAGTAGGATGCTTTCTCATTTGTGCTTTTACATCATAACTAGTCAAATTAAGAGCAGCGTTAGTCTGCCCATCCTCTAGAGTAAAAATTTGACTAAAGTCTGTTCCAGTATTTACTATAATATTAGAAGTGTAGACTGCCATTGTCTAATAATATTTTTAACTATTTAGTCCTATGCGACCAACAACTTCCTGTTGCTTCAAATAGAGTTTAAGATATGCCTTTGCAATATTACGAAGTTCCTCTCGGTCATCGCATTCATCTATCTGCGATGCCATCTTTACATATTCAAAACTTTTGGAAAGATTTGACAATTCGATAGTATCAGGATCCATTTTTTAAAACCTCCTTAAGAAGTGATTTGAGTTCTTCAATTTCTTGTTTGATTTCAACAATTTCCTTTTTTTCGAGTTTTCTTTTCTCCCTCAATCTAACATACTGATTATATTGATCTGTATCGGTATTGACAATAGCGCCAGAATTATCCCGATACAGATTTTTTTGTCCCTCAACTCTAATCATAATCAAGCAAGAGCAATTACTCTAAGGTCCTTAAACTCTGGAGAACGTGCTTCATTGGTTCCACTCATAACAATTTTAATTCTAAATCCATCAAATTGTTCTAAATTGTCGGCAGTAAACTGATATTCAGAAAACTGTCCATCAATGCTGGCAGGAACAAATGCATCTGATCTGCCATTGTTTTGAGTGTTATCAATCACCTCATCACCAAAACCATCACCGTCAGTGTCTTTAAGGTTATTGTAACCAGGGAACAACTGATAGGTTGTTTCAATACCACCAGAGTCTGTTCTAAACAACTGATAGAGAACTCTGAAATCTGCAGATGCGTGTCTGTAAGAAGAAACCAAAACCTTGAGTGATGTAGCAGGTTGTGCCAAATCAACTTTGTTGGTTACGTAGACTGAACTATGTGGATCCTCTCTATTAAGATTGACACGACCATCAACTGTATAATCGCTAATAGGATTATTCAGACGATTTCTACCATAGATCATTGTCATATTATTGGTATCAATGACTGGTGAAAGATTCGAATCATTAGAATTGAGTGTAATTCCCAGAGTGAATGATCTGTTTTTGGGTAAAGTTGTCAATCTGGTAGTTTCGTTGATTTCGGAAGCAACAATTCTTGGTGTAGACAGAGCATTGTCTACATTCAATTCGACAGATTCAAATCCTTGATCAATAAACGATGGTTCAATACCACCTGCACTTGTACCAGAAGTTGTTCTAATTTGTGCAGATATAGATGTTCCTTCACCTGGAGTAATTACATTAACTCTTGGTTCAATCGTATTGTATTGAATGTTTCTTGTGCCAACTGCACCACTACCACCAACTTGATTGTCACTAGTGAAGCTCAGAATTGTGTCGCCACTTGCTCTATCTTGACGATCAATTTCAAGATAATACTTATCAATATCTTGAGACGAATTCAATAATGCATTACTGGACATATTATGTTGCGTATTGATCTTGGTCAAAGATACGCCATTTAGTTCGTATGGGAAGATTTCTGAATTGTTTGGATGAGATCTTACCAAAGATGAATCAATACCTCTTGTTCCAATTCCAAGAGTTCCCGCTCCACCACCACCTGCGGTGATTGAATCATAGAAGATAACTTCGTTGTTGACTTTGACAAATCCTCTTGAAGTGGTAATACCTTCAAATGTTCCAAAGATAGATGTATTAGCAACAGAGATTGATGCTGCACTATTTGTTAGTTCAGATGTAAGTGTACTTGGAACTGTATTTGGTTCAATATCCGACAAAGTAACAATGTTGTTACTTGCGTGCATACCGTGACTATGATGAGTAACTTCAATAATATTACCCTCTGACAGAGAATCGAGAACAGTAGAACTCAAAATATCAGTGTTTGCATAAGAAACAGCAGTGTCACTTTCATAAACAACCAAGTCTCCTGTATCAAAAGTTTCTCCTTGAACACCCGTCAAATACAGAGTATCAAATCCATCCAATTGTGTGACAGTAACTTTTGCACCACGTCCCTTTTCCATATTGGAAGTAGTAACACCAACAACGTCACCAACAACATATCCATTTCCATCTGTGGTTGGAGTAACTGAAGAAATTACATTAGAAGCAACAACAACTGTTGCTCTACCGCCACTACCATTACCTGTAATAGTGTAGAGTGGAACATCACTATAAGTACCATTACTATATCCAGCACCTACGATAGAAGGACTCAATGTATCAAGTCTTCCACCAACTTGATCAATAAAACCAAATGGTCTTCCTGCAGTTCCATCACTTACCTTTCTACCAACCTGCAACACAGAATTCATTGTGGTTGTTGTGGTAATACCAATCTTCAATCTTCTGGGCAGAGTCTTGATAGAATCTGCATTCAATTTGGGCAGATTAGAATCTGTTGTTGTTAATGGTGTGTTGTAGAAGAATGCTGTTCCTGGTGTAGTTGAGAAGTTCGCTTTGTAAAGTTTAAACTTGAGATCTTCAAATTGACTTGCGGTCCAGATAGTTCCGTTTTGTGATTTGAAGAGACTTCCTCCAACATATTGCTTGGTTACAAGAACACTTTCAGCATTCGGTAATGTGGTTGTGTTGATTGTTCTTTCACCCATTCTAGCAATCCAATGCTCATATTGATTGGTTGTTGGTGCCAGAATAACAATTGCATATTCAGTATTTGGTTCCAAGTAAATTGGCGATGGGAACTTAACATTCGTTGCAACTGTTCCATCGGATGAAGTATTAACTTGTGAAGGTTCTAAAGTAACCCTAGAGAAGTCATCAACTAATTGATTTGTTGGTGTACCCAACTCAACTGTTCTAACTTCAACAGTAACTTTTTCTGCTTCGTCCTTGTTTGAGAAGAACAAGTCAACTGAAGTAAGGAATGCACCAGTTTCATCCACTGTAAATGATTGTGCCAGTGGGTCTTTTCCGCCACGACGACGACGTGGTGGTGGTGGTGGAGGTGGTCTTCTTACGATAACTCTTGTTTGTCTGAAAGTATCGACAATACCAGTCGCTCTATAAGTAGTTTCAGCAGAGCTAATCAACAAACTTCCCTTGAGAGGAGTTGCATTTGTTGAACTCGAAGTCAACTTGTAAGAATTAGTTCCAGTCTTAAACCTCAAAGGTGGTGGAGGAGACGCTAGAGGATCCCTGAAGAAGATTGAACCACCTAGATCACCAAAGGTATCAGTAAACAATCTAACATCGCTTACAGACGCTTGTGCACCGCTTGTATTGCCAACAAGGACAACACCTTTTTGAACAAATCCAAAGTAACGACCCTGAACTTCATCTGAAAGTGCCTCAATATCAACGTTAAGAACAGTTGAGGATGCAGAATATGTTGTTGGGAGACTTACAGATCTATCATATGGATTCAAACTGATAGTTGTTGTTGGATTATTATATGCACCAGTTTTGTGGTTTGGTTGAATAACTCTTGCGCTAAAGACTCTTGTTCCACCAATAAATCCACTAACATCTTCACCTACAGTGAATACACCAGAAGACATCGTAATCTCAATAAGTTTTGGTGCAACGTCGATACCACTAGCACTATCAAAGAAAGGATAGTGTCTTGCCAAAGGTCTTAGTCCACCAGCAGCAAATGCTACGTTTCTTGATCTGACGTGAGTGTCTGGTTCACTAGAAATCTTGACCGTTTCAATGTAAGTTTCGCCAGTGGCAGAAGTGATGGTTCTAGTTCCACCATCAACAAAAACATTTCTTACCCAATTATCAGATGCTGGTGTTAGTTGAATTCTTCCAGTAAAGTCAATCATATTGAATGGATTGACATTTTCAACTCTGGATGCAAGAGGTTGTTCAATCCACTCTTTTTCAGTATACTTGAGTGTAACTAACTCACCAGTCTTTTGAACATTAGAGTCCAATAGAGGTAAGTCTTGACCGAAATCTGCTGTGCTAATGTTAATAGATGGTTCTAAAGCAATCTGTGGTTTCAGAGAGAAGAAGTCCCTAGGTGTTATTAAAGTGTTTGTCGCACTATCAACCGAAATATCTGAATCATCAATATTAGTTCTAGCAACATCTTTGAAGTCATCAACAAAGAAACCTGATTTAAATCTATCAAGACCATCAGCATCCCTGACCTGTAAGGTCTTAGTATCAAGTTCAAGTAATGTCAACGATGTTAGAGTTTCTAAGTTTTCAACTCTATCCTCAAGTTTTCCAATGTCACGCATTGTATATCTTCTATTGTCAACAACCGTGATTTCAACATCATCAGTGTTGTAGAGATAAGCAGGTAACTTCAGAGTTGCAATTTCCATTGCATCATCCACCGAAGTTGGTGCCTTTGGATTTACTGCAGAGGTTCCTTTAGTTACGGTAAATACACCGTTTTTATCCAGAGAAATTCTATCAATCCTTGGCAGATAGTATGAAAAATCAACAATTGAACTCTCTTCAGGTGAAACAACTAAAGTTGGGTTATTTCCTGTTGTTCCAAAAGTTCTCGAATCAAAATCAAATGGAGATCTATTAGTAGAAGGATCAAAAGCAGTAACTCTTGGTCTCATATCGAGAATATCAGACGCTCTTACTCCACTTGGAAGAGTTGGGATATCAAACTTATATCTCTCAGAATCATAAGAGTTTACAGTGTAAATATCGCCAGTATCGTTACTAGGTACAAGGTAGTAATCAAAAATAACAAGTAGTCTGCGTGTTGGAGTATATCCATCGTTAGATTTTACAATACGTCCGTAGTCATAAAATTCTTCCCTTTGTCCTTTATCAAGAGTGTAATGTCTAGTTACATCCTGATAATTGCCAATAGTGATGGTAGAAATAATTGAAGTAATATTTGATTCTTCAAACTCTACTAATTCTCCAACTGAGAACTTAGAATCATTCAAATATACAATTTCAACTTCTGTTGCAGAAGATCTTGTGACGATCTGCGCTAAAGCACCAGTTTCTTTACCAAGAATTTTTTCACCAAGGATAGAATTTGTATTTAAAGCGAGACCAGCTGGGAATGCCAGTTTATCTAAAACTGGAGCATTGGTATCAAGCGACTCATAGACAGCAATAACTTTTACAACATCAGCAACGTTGAGGGAAATTTCTTTGTCTTCAATTCTTGTTCCAAAGAAATCACTCTGCGTCAATCCTGTTAGAGAAGTTGTAACTCCACTTTGACATCTAGTGATGTTAATTTTTTCACTTCTAACATAATCTTTTCTCTTTTCAGTTATACCAATTTTCTTAACAGTTGCATTGACAGTGACATTACTTGACTGTGATGCTGTCAAACCTTTAATGGTAACATTACCATCAGTACCCAAGGTAAATTGATCAGAAGTTAAATCTTCAGTGCTTCCATCAGAATAATGAATTGAGTAACGCTCAGCATCAAATGTTTCGTATCTAGAACTGGTAATACCAGTGTCTCCAGGAACCAAACTCAGTTCCCCAGCAGCACTGGTAGACTTTTCTCTAATTTGAGTGGATACTACAAGATTTGATCCAGAGAGACCAACTGTAGAAACATCAGTTTGTTCTAAAGGTGCGTACATACCACCTTTATTTCTTACAATAGGAGCACCAATTGTAAAATTGACTGTTCCTGCAACGATGTTACCATCACATACATTGGCAACATCAGATGTTACTGCTAATGTCATTGACAATCCATCAGCAGCAACACTTTCAACTCTGTTAAATGTTGGAACCGACAGACTTGAAGTTTGGTATCTGATGATTGCATCACTCTTGATGCCAACAAAGTTCTTACCAGCAACTGTGGCAATACCAGCAGAACTAATAGTAATTTGATCTGCGATACTGAAGTTTGGTGCTGTTTTTCTCTGAAGAATCAAATCACCGGAGAAATCAGATTTCAGTTCTGAATCAACTGCGGTAGAATCTTGGAATACGGACTTAATATCTTCAATACCAAAAGTTCTAACTCTTTTAACAGATCTTGAAACTAAAATAGTACCATTGATTCTTAATTGCTCACCAGCAATAAATGTTCCTGTTGTTTGAACAAGATTGACGGTATCACTACCACCACCCTGAGCATTTGCAAAACCTGATGCACCACTGCTTACACCTTCAACAAATGAAGAGTCTGGAAGTTGTGCATTTGATACTGAAGAATTAAGAGTTAATTCTGTAAAAGTTTGAACATCGAACAAGTAAAGATCAAACTGTGATGATGCATCCGAATATGGAGCATCGCTTAATCCGAAAGAATAAATTCTTGCTCTACCAATTTGAGTTCCAGAACCACCAGTTGCGTTTGCTGTTGTTTTTCTTTGATTGTGTAAACCGACAAGATTATCATTATTATCAACACCAATGAAAGGGGTTCCATTGACATTATTAAGTCTCAAAAGTGTTCCAAACTCAAATGGAACTAAAACATCTGTTTCTGATCTTGTATCTCTTGGTTTTTCTACATCAAGAACTGTTGTTGAAATAGTCTCTACATCAAATCCTTTGACGTATGCTTTGCCTGCAGAAAGTTTTACCGCATACAGATCTTCAGAAGGAGTATTACCTTGATCAGTTATTTGATCATCAAAATATACACCTTCATTAGACATTCTATCATTCAAAATCTCTGATGTGCTAACACCAAAGTTTCCAAGAGAATAGTCTCCAGACTCTTCAAAGGTTCTCTTTGCAAAATAATCTTTGATTACGCTGTAAACAGAAGTATTCTGTAACTTCTTAATTTCACCATCTTCAATTCTAATTAATTCAACAAATGTCTTATCGTCGTAATCAGTAAGAAGTTTTTTCGAAAGTTTTGTAGAAATCTTCAGTCTATCTGCACCAGGTGCAGCAAAGTTAGAAAATCCCTTTGCATTATCATAGAGAGAACTATCATCCTTTGCAGTGATGAGTTCTTCAGTAATTTCTAGACCAACTCGGAAAGATGGATTGTTACTATATGCATCCAGAACAATTTTATCTGTGGCAACATCAACAAATGTTCCTCTGATAAAATAAACACCTTGACCGATCGAAACATTACTACCGATCGCTGCAGCATCTTCAGCAACAACTGTAGCAACTGTGTCTCCTGCATTTACAGCAGTATTTCCATAAGTAAAACTTTCTTCAACGATTAAAACTTCTCCATCGCTGAAAGTTGAAATCTCTCCAACATCACTAGAATCGTGATATCTAACAAATAGTGTCAGATCTGTAATTCCTTCACTAGGAGAAACATCCAGGAATTTATCAATACTCGCAGTTACACCTGAAGTTTGTCCTTTTAATCTTTTCCCTACTAGTTTATCTGCATATGCTGTTACAGGAATTCCCAGATAATCTGAGTTGATTTTTACTGAGGTATATTCGCCATCATAGTTGATATTTCCAGGGATCACCATCGATCCTTCTTTGAAAATATGACTACCAAAATTTTCTATCTGATTCTGCAGAATAGACTGCAGAGTTGTCAGTTCTCTCGCTTGAACAGGCGATCCTGGTTTGAATAAGACACGATAAAAATTATCGTCCTTATCAAAATCATCAAAATATGGGCTTATATTGAGATTCGTTTTTTGTGGCATTTTTTAGAATTCCAGGATGATTTTAACGTCTTCTTTTTGTCTTGAGTTTCTGGAGATAGCAGGTCTATTGTCAATATAGATGATGTCCCCTGATCCTTTATTTATCTCTGGTGTAGCAACTCCACTTGCGAAGTTAACACCCAAAGAAACAACCTTTGATCCTGTTGGATTTGTAGAAACTCCAGTGAATCCAGTATCAATCGTTCCAGAGAAACCACCATCGCTGGTTACAGCATTTGCACTTGAAGCAAATGAATATACATTAGCAGAAGTTGTCACACCAACATAATCAGTTTGATCAAATGTTGTTTGATTCAGGAACAATGATCTGTCCTGAACATACTTAACAACTTTAGTTTCAGTATCATATGAGAAAACATAACCTTTAGCAGTTCCACCAGTTACGCTCTGACTTAGAACATCACCGATTGCAAGAGTGCCAGAAGTTGTTGAGAACTTAATTGCACCCATTGATGAATATTGATTGTCAGTAAATACTGAAGTAGAACCAACAGATGTTGGATTCTTTACAACACCAATTTGAGATATTGTTGTGTCTACTGGGAAATCTTTAGTGGAATCATCAAAGCGTGCATAAAGAAGAACACGTTCTGCACCCAGTTCCTGATAAATGTCATATCCGTGACCTTTTGAAGGTGGGATGATTGGAACCAGTTTTGCTTTGGTTGTGGAGTTGGAGTTAATTGATCCAAGATCAACCATTCCAAAAGAATAGTTCTTACCACCAGAAGAAACTGAAGCACTAGTGATTCTTCCTTGAGCATCAACATCAAGGATCGCTTTTCCTCCAGTGCCATCACCCAAGATATCTAATTCGTGTGTTCCTTGAGAATATCCAGCACCACGTTCATCAATATAGATTTTCTTTAACTGATTCTCGTTAACCGTAGAATCACCATTGTCTCTGACTGCGGCAATCTGAGCATTGGTTGTTGTTTCCCAATCATTAGGCAATGTGATATATTCTGTAGAGTCAAACTTAATAACATCACTTGGAGAGACTGAGAACAGATACTTCCAAACATATCCATCACCACTAACACCTGCTTTTGAAGGTTCAAGATCAGTGAATGTCGGTTCATCTAATGATGCATTACCTGTTGTGGAAATACCAGAAGAACCGTTGTCGATACAAGTATAAACTTTAAACTCACTATTCATTACATAGTAGTTTGCATCATATAGTCTTGCAGACTTAGACACAGGAGACAAACTATTAATACTATAGTCGTGGCGATACATTTCATATCGCGTTCCTTGAGTCCAGTTTATTCTTCTAACAACTCTTCTAATATTTGAGGAAGTAACTTTCCTACCAAAGGACATATTATCACTTACAAATCCTTGATACTCAAAGTTATCAATAGGACTTGGAGTGTTTGTGTCCCAAGTAGAAGACTTCCCAAAACCACTTTCTGTAGGATTTGCTAATCCCACAAAGACATAATATGAATTAGAAGTATTCGTGACGGAATTTACGAAATTTTCCGCATTCAATATTCTAAACTGATCGGTTACAATGGCCGCCATCGTGCTAGCTTTTTTCTATATTTATACTTTATCCCAGATCGTTTCTAAGAGCGCCAGAGTCTCTATGTCCGAATGTTCTTCTTTGAATAGTCGGATACGTGCTGAGACCTGAGAATGTAAGACCAGTAACACCAATGGAGATTGGTGAACTTGCTCTTGCAACGCCCGCGAGACGACCCCAGGAGAATCTTCCGCAAGTGACAAATCCAGTTGCAGGAATTTCTGAAGCTGATGCTGTGGTTGAAAGAATATCAGCAACAAACTCTGCATTTGCCGCAGCAGCAGAGAAGTTTCTAACAATATAGACGTTATCCACAAAGGTTGTTCCTACACCAACAACTGCAACGTCTTGTGCGTTATTGATAGAAGTTACTCCACTACCGACAATAGTGTCTGTGATGAAGATTGGATAACCATTTTGGAAGTTTGAGTATTCACTATTACTTGAAGCATTCAAGAAGAACTTAATACCCAGTGTTCCCTGACCACCAGTTCCAGCAACAGTGGTAATACCAGTAACAATACCAGATCCACCTTGAACAATGTCAATTGAGGTGATATTTTCGTAGATGGTGTTGGTTGTTGGTGCTAGAACAGTTGGAGGAAGTGTATATGTATATCCAAATCCAGGATTTGTGATATTTGCAGTTCCACTAAGAGAACCGTTTGAAACAGGAATCGTTGCAGAAGCAGTAGTTCCAACACCAACACCTACAGATTTTGGTGCGGAGATTGAAACTGTTACTGCAGTTCCAACATAACCTGAACCACCACTAGTGACTGTGAGAGCACTAATTGTTCCTCCTGCGGAAACTGTTGCGGTGATTGCCGCTGCTACTGGATCTGAAGCACCGCCATTTACAATGAGAGCATCTACAGAATCAATAACGATTGAAGACTCATTTTCTTCATAGTTGAAGAACTGTGCATCATCAACAAAAATCTCACTGGCAGAAGATGAAACATCACCAATAATTCTTGCAGTTGGATAAACGTGTGGTTCAATCGAAGGTCTTGTCTTGTAGACAAAGTTATTATTGATAAACTTATCTACTTTTTGCTTATACCAGTCAAATGGTCTAGAAACTGAATCACTAACTCCCTGACCAGCATAGAGGTTTGTTTCAACCAAGTCAGAAGTAACGATGCCTGCAATGCTTCTACGGTTTTGAGTAACAACATTACTAAACTGCATCAACTGCAATTCATCACCTTCTTTAATAGTTTCGAGAATTTCAACCGAAACACTATCAGTGCCGCGTGTTCCTCTATAGAAGAAGATGGAGACATTATCCTCTGCTTTTGGTGCAGTCTCAAACTTGAAGGATGTACCACCACTAAACTGGTAGTGAGAACCAGGTTCTTGAATAACACCATTGACAAAGATCAAAAGAACTGCATTGAGATCCAATTCTGGATCTGATCCAAGTTCAAAACTCAATAATTCACCTTCAAAATAAAGTGGGAATCTTCTTCTTGATCCATCCTGAAGATCTGAGATTGGATCAATAAAGTCCAACTCACCAAATGACCAAGAAGAGAAAGAATCAGAGAAAGTATCAAGAACTTCTAACTCAAAGTCTGCAAGTGGAGAAGCAAGTCCCTTGTCAGTTACAAGTCCAACTGGTTTAAATTTATCACCAGGTCGGAATGAATAACCAGGTCTAGAAATCTTGAAGTCTTTAACTTCAAATAGAGTTGATCCGATGCCAGTTGTAGAAGCGGATCCAACATCAAGAGTCAAGAGCAGACCCTTACCTGTTCCTGTTGTTGCTCCAATACCACGACGCGATACACCAACAACTTCCAGATTTTCGTAGGATGGTGCTGGAATACTTACAATTGGATTTGTGTATCCAGATCCACCAGAGTTGACCGTAAAGATCAAGGTTCCACCAGCACCAACGACTGCAGAGACATCTGCACCAGATCCGGGTGATCCACCAAATTCAGTAATTCCAATTGAAACTGATGCTCCACGATATCCAGATCCGTGAATATCAGTGCTTCCAAGACCAACGGATTGAATTGCACCACCAGAAACAACTGCGGTTACAGCAGCACCAACAAGAGGTGCAAATCCAAGACCAGGTGTAGATCCAAGAGAAACAATGACTCCACCTCTAGGAAGTTGATTCTTGTTAATATTATCTTCAGATAGAATTAACTGACCGTTAGATGAAGTAATACCAGTGAAGACAACACTAGAAATACCAGCAGCACCTTGTTCAAAGTCGTAGTTATTTCCAAGATTGTTAGATGTTGATGGTTTTTGGAAGATATCGTTGATAAAGACCACACCACTTCCAGTTTCAATACCAGTTGTGTTGAGACCAGCAACAGTTACGGTATAAGTTTTACCAATTCCAGTGAAGTCTTTGGAGATGTCATCAAATACCTGGTTGGTATCATAGTTTTGTCTAAGATATACTCTTCCACCGAATGAAGATTTAGACTTGGGAAGATTATCAAGACCAATCAGTTGTCCTAAATCACCTCTTGGTGGTTCAGTAAAGTGAATTTTACTCTTGACAATGTTAAATGAACCAAGGAAGATTCTTGCAGTAGCGCCATCATCGTGGACTGTAGCAGAAGTTCCAACAAATCCTCTCTCAACCTTTACAACATTGAAGTTGCCAGTTCCAGAAATTGGTCCAACAGATGTAGTTCCAAGACCAACACTTTCAACCTTCATATACTCATCATCAACCTTGAAGATATCTCCAGGTAAAATAGAGGAAATACCAGAGATTGAGAAGAAAGATGTCAGACCAGTGATTGATCCACCATTATCTTCCAAATCATAGTTGATGTCTGTAAATGCAATTGGACTCTGAACAACACCATTGATACTAACAACTGACTTACTGAGTTTCTTAAACATCTCAAAGGTGTGAGCATTACCTCCACCGTGATCGGTAAAGGTAACACCAGTTCCAGAATTTGCATTAGCAGCAGATTCTGCAACCTTAAATTGATCAGCATTCAATCTAATTGCATATACTTCTGTTGCCAGTCCAACACTTACTCCTGCACGGTTCATTGCAGTTCCAGCAACACCAGTAAATGTTGAACCTGGTTCATAGATAAGGCGTTCTCCAGTCTGGAAGAAGTGGTCCTGAATTGTAAAGATACCAGTTCCTTTATCAAGGATAGTAGTGTCTGAGGGATTAAAAGTCTTCGCAAAGATAGGAGTACCTTCGTACTTCATATCAAACGCTGTAGCATTACCTCTTTCACCGTTAAGTGCGTTATATCCACTTACAGTCAGTTTTTCATTTACTGGACCATAAGTTAAAATATCTGCAACATTTTCAAGATCTCTAGTAGTTTGTAAAACCTCAGTGTAAGTTTGAACTACAATTTCTTGAGATCCAGAAATAGTAGGATCTGGGAAGAAGTTTAGTAGCAGATCATTATTGCTAATATTGGCTCCAAATGTTCCAATCCCGCTGGTGCTTCCAATGGAAAGATAAGGATATTGTACGGTATAAGCTGATGTTCCATCGTGTGTTACCAGTAATTGGTGCAATGCAGAAGTATTTCCATATCCAACTCTCGCAAGTGTTTTGAGAGTTGTTACATCAGAGTTAGAAACGCTGATAGGAGTAGAAATACCAACAGTCTGTGCAAAGTTAGTTTGAAGTCTGCCAGACTTTTCACTTTCTGCTGGTTGTGATGCTGTAAGGAATCTATAAGTTCCAACACCAACAGATGTTGATCCAAATCCAACTGCTCTGGTTCTAACAAGAACTGAATCAGATCCAGTGCTGTTAGTAAAGTCTAATGAAAGAACACCAGAACTAATATTTCCTTTGAAGGTTCCAATAAAGTTATCGGATAATTCTGTTGTATTGTCATTATCAAAATAGAACTCTGAAACAGAAGTATCAGTTCCATCATGATCCATATACAGTTCAACAACTGATCTTAACTGAGTTGCTGTATTAACAACTTCAACATTAGCGTAAATTCCCTCTGTGATATTAGCATCTCTGACAACCAGAGATACTGTTGTTCCTACGCCAACCGTAGTTGTAACACCAACAAGATCTGCAAAACCAACTGTTCTTGTGTTAATACCAGTCAGAGTCGTATTAAATTCATTCTTAAGAATTTTAATATCATAATCAGTCTCATATGGTTCAGTTGGAACAAATTGCAGTGCCAAGTTATTAGCATCTGCAATAAATTCGCCAAGACTTAATGTTGTATTTGTGTTGTTATTGTTTGCCTGACCGATAGTGATGTTTGCTTTTTCAACTGTCAAGAAAGACTTCCTATCTTGTGATGGAACAACTACAACTTCAGTTGCCTGCATTTCTTTGTTGTCAACACTTCTTACCTGAAGCAGGTATCTTGCATATCCATCAGTGAAGTTGATAGCATCAAGATTCACAAACAAATCTTCAGTGTCATCATTGTTAGAGAACTGGTTCTTAACATCATCAACGATCAATACTCTGTTTGTATCACACTTAATAAAATCAGCAAGTTTTTTATTTTCAAGTTTGATAAACTTAGATCTTCCGTTTAATACGTCAACATCAAGACCAAAGTCAAACGACTTAACAACATCTACTCTCTTATCACTAATAATGTCAAGCAGTGCGATACTAGTTGAAGAAACGGTGGTTCCGATACCTGCATTGATATTATTGGTAATTCCAGTATCAGAGAAGTTCTTCATACCTGAAGTATGAAGCAATCTGTTTACAGGATCAATAATTTTCTCAAATGTTTGGGAACTCTTAACTGTGTATGAAAGATTTTGATAATAATCATTATCTGCAGTTACTTGAGAATCCAGATTGAGTTTTCCAGTTTCTTCACGCCATCCAATATCAGTTTCAAGTGAATAGTCAATATTGAAGAAACCTCTATTTTCTTCAATAGAATCGACTGTTACCTCTGCTCCAGAAGTCTTACCAAGAAGTTTTTCATTTAAAGATAGATCATAAGATCCATAGATCTTCAGAAGTTCTCCTTCATTACTAACAACTTCTAAATCTCTTTCAACAAACTGATTTGTTGCCGTATCTAAAGTAAGAATCTTTTCGCCATCAACAAGTTCCAATGGTGTTTGAACAACTTCAAACGTTGGATAGTTGGACTGTCTGATCAGAGTTGCATAAGAATTTTGTGTGGTGACAGCAATACCAGCACCAGTGGCGATGCCTGTCATATCAAACTCAACTTCAGCAGGATTTGTATTAGTAAACTTGGTTACAGGGAAGAACTTAAATCCATGATCTGCAGAGTTAAATCCTTGACCGTCAGTACCAATTTTTGTAATACCCTCAACAAAAATTTTGTCTCCAACAGCAAATGGTGCTGTATTGAATCCAAGGATAGGTGTTTGTAATCTACAGGTAACAATACCTGTAGGAGATGACGTACAACTATCGATTCCAACACCGTTAGTGTTATTAATAGCAAAAACTGTATTAACAACTTCACTCAATCCTTTAGGTGCATCACCAATAGTTACAGAAGTAATTGATGAACCTTGGAGATTTGCTTCCAGAAGACCAGAATCTACCTCTACACCATCACGATTTACGATGATTAAATCAGGTGCAGAAATATAATTTTGACCACCATCAATAACATTGATTGCACTAATGGTATTTCTATTTCTTAAGCGATAGTTGGAAGATACAAATGCTTCTGGACTTAAGGTTTTATCTGCAGAGAAATCAAATCCTTGATCTTTAATTGTTACTTCATTGATATTTCCAATCGTTTCAGAGACTGGGAGGATCGTTGCATTGATACCATCAGTTGATGCAATACTTACAAAGTCTGGCAGATCTTTATATCCCTCTCCACCAGAGGTAATTCTCATCTGATGAACACCACCTCTAGCAGTTGGTGAATTTGTTGTATACTCTGCAAACGCTAAATCAGATGCAACATAAGCAGAATCTTCTGGTACTTGATCTAATGCAACCTGGAACGTTGTAGTTCCAACACCAGCAATCGCATAGTTGCCATTATACTTACTATCAACGAAAAGAATTTCTGAATAGTTTGATACAAATGTATCAGCACTACTGATATATCCAGACTTTTCAAGAGTATAATATAGTTTTGATGGAAGTTGTGAACTATACTTGAGAGTTAGTGTGCCCGTTCCTGTGGTTCCGATACCAATCGTTCCAACACCAGTTACACTAAAGTCTGTTACTGTTCCACCAACCGATACCAGTTCATTGTGGAATTTATTATCATAGAAAATCTTGAAGTTATATCCATCAAGAGATTCATCAGACAGATCAAATACAAGGTTGTTATTTTTAATAACAGGAATTTGTGGATTGATTTTTGCCAACTCTTGACCTGCACCACCAGTTGATCCAAAACTTACGATAGTTGGTGGAGTTGAGATTGAATCGTTATATGTTTCGGAAAGTTGAATGGTATCATCATCAATCCTATAAACATAGTAAGAACCTGTTTCAAGACCAGATACAATCAAATCCGAAGAATTGTAGAATACTTTTTCACCAGTCTTAAATCCGTGTGATGTGATTGATAACTCACTCTTGGCAGTTCCAACTACTGCTGAAGTAAATCCAACAGGATTGACAAGAATTTTTGCTTCATCAGCATTTCTCTTGACAAGAATACCTGTAGATACGCCGATACCAACTGAAAGGTTTGGTCTTACATCGAGAGAGATTGTGTCTCCATCAGAAAGTCCGTGAGCAGTAGATACAGCAACCGTTGCAGTAATTTTTTGTGCTTTTGCAGTTACTTGATCATAACGAGGTGCAATAGAATACTTGTAATCATCACTATCACCATTTGGACTAAACGATCTAAAGAAGAGACCGTTTGTGGTAACTCCTACCTGAGTTGCAAGACCGATGTAATCTCTTCCTTTGTTAATTACAAAGAGATTTTGTGTTGTGGAGTCTGGAATATTAAATTGGGTCGATGATGCGGTATCAGATGCAGAGATCTTCGATGCACCAACTGGAGCAGCAAGAACAACAGGTTGATTTGTCGTAAATGGGTGATCTGGTAAGTAAATGCTTTGAGTTGGAATTGAGATGGATCTAGCATCTGCTCCAACAGCATAAACAAACGAAACTCCTATTCCTGCAGTAGCTCCAATACCAATTTGAGATGCTGCATTGAAGTAGTATTCCTCATTTACATTCGATGAGAAATCTTTAGTATTCAGAGGAACTGTAATTGTGTTGCTAACTTCTTTAACTGCTGTAGACGACGTATGTCCAGCACCAGACAGACCTCTAGCAACTCTCAGAACCTTACTTCCACTAAAAATGTTAAGGACTTCTAGTCTTTCAGTTCCAATACCGATTGTAGATCCTACAGAGATAATTTCTGGGACATTAGAAACATAGATGTCAGTGACAAATCCTACAGTTGCGTTTGAAGCAACATCAGCAATTAAGAACAGTGTTTCAGTAGTAACACCAACGCTATGTGTCTTGGTCAGACCTTTAATGTAAGTTGAAAGACCGGAAATAGCGATGCTATCTCCATCATTAATATTATGTGTTGATGTAAACGTTAGTTTTACTTCAGAATCATTAGATCTGGTAACTACACAGTCGGTGAAAGTTTCTGTTGTCGTATTGACATCAACAATACTTTTCCCTTTAATCTCCGAAACATATGCTGAAAGACCACCTTGACCAGCAAAACTTGCAACATCGTTTATGGCATATCCAGATCCAGGTTCAATGACTTTGAAGTCATTTACAGAACCACTTGAAATAGAATCAACGATTGCTCTTTGTGCAATGAACTCATTTGGTTCAACAATAAAGTCATTTGAAGCAAACAGTGAATCTGCTCTATATGGGAGTGTATTTCTTCTTAGTTTAGAAGAATTGAAGTCGAATGTTTGATCTACATTCTGTGTTATAGGTTCTGATCTGTAGAAATGTCCAATAAAATATGGAAATTCAGGTTGTGTAGTGCCAGTTCCAAAATTAGTGGAAATTCCAGCAAAATATGCATAGACACCATTAGGGAATTCTGGTGTTTTTGCAAATCTGCCATTATATTGATCTAGATTTCCAGAATTATCATATTTGTAATCTTCGACAAAGAATCCATCAGCAAAACCAGAAGGTCTATCAACAACGTTAGCACTAGATTTAGTATATCCTGTGCTCAACTGAACAATATCAGAGTTAATATCTAATGGATTAGCATGTCCGAAAGGTCCATAGATTGGATTACCATCATATGCCCAACCAATGATTGGTGAGTGGGTGCCTGCAGCGTCCTGGAAGGCATCTCCACCAATCTGGGTGCTATATCCCACTAAATTGTATTTCAGACCTGCTGTGTCCTCTGAAACAAGTTCATTACCAAATCTTGCATTGTGATCAACTGTCAAATCTCTGACAGATGCTCTAGCAGATGCTTTACTTCCTATAGATGTTGCTGCAATTGAGGTATTGACATCATATCCAACACCCTCATTGAGGATTACAACAGAGGTAACCTTCTCATTTGCAACAATCGCTCTTAATTTTGCTCCAATACCCACACCATCGACTGTCAGGTCTGGTGCACTAGTGTATTCTGACCCAGGATTGGTGATTTGAACGCTTACAATTTTTCCACCACTAATAATTGGTTTAATTTCAACGTCTTTACCTGATTTAAAGGTAACATCAGGCAATTTGTGGAAGTTAAGGATGGTTGAACCATACCCAGTGCCTGTTTCATAGAGGTAAAGATCGACAATTTCACCTCTGACCTGTGGAGTGGCAGTAATTACACCTGTCACACCGTCAAATTCGGCATCAATTGTAAGAGAAATGTCTCTATAAGCAAAATTATGGTTACCAACACCTTGTGTAGTGAGTTCTACAAACTTTCTTCTCTTATAATTGTTGGTAAATGCAGTTGTACCAACACCAGGATCACTTAATCTGAAGGAATTGTTATCAAGTTTGAGAATGTGATGCTCATTTCCACTTGTAAGACCACCAATTGCAGTAGTATCAGCAGTATAGACGATAATATCACCATCTTTAAACCCGTGATTGTGAAAATTGACTGTGCTGTAAGTGGTTGAAATCCCTGTAGGTTTTACAGTCAGTTTTCTGTTCTCGTATCCACTTCCAGGATTGATAACTTTAATTTCACGAAGAGTTTGTTTTGGATTAAATAGTCTAAGTTTATGAATACCTTGGGTAACAGACGTTGTAAATCCTACTGTACTGATACCAGAATTAAAATCATCAAAAGTTTCATACAACTTGACAGTTGATGTATTGACTAATTCAACAAAGTATGCAGATCCACTGTGGAGAGTTGATGTTTGATTTGTATTACTACCATCAAATGATCCAATACCAATTTCTGCGTTACCATTTCTGTTGTAGATTACCTTGTCACCATTTCTTAAATTATGATTCTTAGTAAAAGTGATCGTATCATCAGTAATATCGATACCACCACCTACAGTGCTCTCTCTTGCGTCAAACTCAACCTCACGGTACTTTGTATCCAGAATAGGTTCTAAAATCGCTCCAGACCCATTTCCACCACTGATGGTGACCGATTGAACTCTACGAATATCAAAGTCTTGAGGATCAACTAAAACCGACTTAACAGATCCTCTAATAACAGGTTGAACTAATGCTGTAGTTCCACCACTAACGACAGAATCTCCGAGTGTTACAGTCGGTGGATTAATAACATCATAGTCATCACCAGCATTTAGACGGACAACTTCTTTAATTGGTCCAAAGAAAATCTTATCATCCGACTTATAGTTCGAAATTTCAACACCGTTAACCAACATTCCAGTGGTTCCTGGAAGTGTTTTTGTACCAGCACCATTCTTGATATTCTGACTATTGGGGAATTTCTTCAGAAGTCTTTGTGGTTGCAGAGATCCACTCTTTTGAGATGCTAAAGTGAAGGTATGAGAACCTGTTGCACTTACAGATTCAAATCCAATTGGAGTATTACTTTCAATGAAAGAAGGTGACTCATATAGTTCTATCTTGTTGTCGGGATTCAATACCTTTACATAATATGTCTTTTCAGAAAGACCAATTAAAGTGTCATTCGATGCAGTGTATTGAACCTCATCTCCAGTGATAAATGGAACACTGGATGAGAATGAAAGGGTTGTATATCTTAACGTATTGCTGTTAAAGTTTTCTAATGCACTACCACTTGCAGAAGCAATTGTTGCAGACTTAATATCCTTGGCAATTTCATAAGATGGTAAAGAGTTTGATGCAACATAGAATGTCTCTTCATTCTCAAGATAAACATTCTGAACATCAGCAGTCACACCATCATATGCCAAAGGAACTCCAGTGCTTGATGCTGTATTGAGTTTTCTTCTGATTGTATAATCTACACCAGTTGCTGGAGTAAATCCACCAAGATTTCCAAGGGTTACACTTTTTCCACTTACAGTCAAGATTTCTGCATCTGCTGCTTCAATAGTCTGTGTTGAACCTTGCAAAATATCTACAATATCACCAACCTTCAGACTTGACTTTTCAATTGTAGATTTGAGAGTATATGTTGAACCGTTGATTGAATCAACTTCAAATCTAACTGAAGTGTTGTAGATCCAGGAATTTGCGAATGTTTCTTTAAATGACTTATCGGTCTCTGGATTTTTGATTACCTCACCAATATTCTTGACGCGGATAATCTGCCCTTCTGATACCAGAGAAGGTTTACCAACTGCTTCAAAGTTGGAAAGAACCCCACCGATACGAAGTTCTACTTTCTTTGATACATCACCATTTTCAAAACCAAAGAATACTTGATCTTGTCTAATATCATCTGTAACACCAATTGCATTATCAACACCAGTGCATTGTAAGAATTGGTTGATTGTTTTTTCACCATAGTAAATTGTATTATCACCAGAAACAATCGTGCCTGTTGATCCAAAACCAACCGTAGAATCAACTGTAATAACGGATGAACCTACAGATACTGAATTGATTGCTTTTACTTTTGGTTGAACTTTAAAAGTTCCTTCAACAGTATCTGCATCAGTGAAACCAACAAACAGATTTAACTTGTAATATGTGCCAATACCAGTTCTTGTAAAGATTTCAACTTCAGAAACAGATGCTCTTGTTGCAGAATCTGCAGAATTTGTAATTGTTTGTCCAACAAGATTGTTTGGATCACCAGAAATTCTTTCCGCAACAACTATTTCTCTTCTACTAAACTGTGCATCAGATGGTTTGAAGAGATATCTCTCAAGATCTACAACTGTTGGTGTCTCACCATAAAGAACATTGAAAAGAATTTTAAATGATTCTTTTGTACCCTTTGCTTTATAAAGTGAGTTTGACTCTTTGATGAAGTTATTAACATCAAGATCATCTACAAAATCAGAGTCTTCTAATCCTGGAGTGAAGGTATATTTAAGTTTCTTATAAAATTCTTGAAGAAACAGAGCACTCAAGTTCTGAACTTCTACACCACCATCGTGTGCAGCTTTGTTTGTTTCCTTGAAAACTAATTCTTCACGATTTAAATCTGTTCTATAGGTCTGAATACCACTGAAACCTCTAATACATCCAGTGAAAGTATTTGTAGTCAGACCAGTATAGGTGATAATTTCATCACCAATTTTGAACAAACCATATTCATTAGGAAATCCTTTAGTCGAATAAACCTGAATAGTGTCTGCTGATGCTGTAATATCAGAATATAACGTCGTCTTACCGGAGATAACCTCTTGAGTGAAGTTATCCAGTGTGAGATATTGATCTAAATTTTCTGCAATATCAGTAGGACCTCCCTGATATTCCTGGGAGATATAATATTGCTTCAGAAAATCGATTGATTTGGGACTTTCAGCGCGTAAGAATTCAGGTAGTTGGCTATCAACAATCTGCTGAACCTTAACCCTCTGCTCAAATCCAGTTTGTATCATCTTATATCCTCTTTAGTTCTCCGTTTAAGTAACTAGATGTTGTTTTATAACCTACACCAGATGTCTGTTCACCAGAAGTAATGGTGTCTCTCACCATATTTATCTTACTATTTGCAACGTCAAAGGAAAGATAAAGATCCTTCAAACCAATAACATCGTTTGATTCTGGGATTGCTTGAATCTCAATAACATTGTTCTCTTTTACAGTAGATGTAATGACCACTGTATTGATCATAATTTCACCTTTAACATAATCAATCGTGCCAATAGGATTGATAGTTCTGCTAATTACATACTCACCTTGTACATTCTTTTCATCTTTGGTGATGACAAGAACACCTTTACCACTTCCATCCAGTTTTCCATCCGTTCCTTTGTTAGGAACATCAGTAAAATAAAACAAATCGGTGCTACCAGAAATTGTGAATCCAGTGCTCTTAATATTAAATCCACCTTCATTGATATGGAACTCATTTCCATAACACAGTTCATACTGTGTTGGTGTATTAATCAGTGCATTCAAGTTTCTTCTAATCTTGACTCTTGTAATATTAGACGAAATCGCATCATCAACATTATCAATTGTCTGCACTAACTTACTATACTTAAATCTACCACCAAACTGGTTGATATTTGATGAAGAGAACGTATTCAAGACCGTATTGATATTTGTCTTCAAATCATTAATATTGCTAACTTGTGCACTATTGTAATAGACAGCACTATCAATTTCGACGAAGAGGATCTTAAGATCAATAATTTTCTGATTGATACCGGAGATACTATATTCTTTTAATTTTGAAAGAATATTTTGCTTATCAAAGTCAGAAACAAAGTTACCATTCTTTGGTTTGATACTAATTAAAACATTACCAAACTGTGGTGGATCTAACTCTTCACCACCAACAACAGACACAGACTCTGTGTTTGGATAGATTGACTGAATAACTGCTTCATAGTCACGAGTTGTTACTGCTCTGTGCTGTGAAGCATAGATTCTAGGAGCAAAATATTTGATTGATTCAATCGGTTCAATATCACCACCATTGGATGCAGCGATCTTAGTATCAACTGTGATGGATGATGTGGGGATAACGATGTTTCCATCACCATCAATAACCCTACCAGAGAAGGAGAAGTTGCTTGGTCCGTTACCATCCTTACCATCAGTAATGACATAGGACACAGTAACAACTGCACCATCTTCTAGTTTCTTACCAAAGTATCCATCACCAAACAATAATTCATACTTTTCATCCTGAACCTCTTGAAGCAAGTAAATTT